CCGGACATGACAGCGCTGAAGTCGGTCGGCGGGTCGAGAACGGCGCGCTCGACGTTCAGAGTGCCGCTGACTGACGGCGCCGTGATGAACGGTGCTCGATCGCCGCGTGTGGAGTATGCCACGACCTTGAATTCGACTTCGTCGCCCGGAGTGAGCTGCACATTGAACTCAGAGACATTCGCCGCAGATCCGATAGCTGTGAAGCTCGGACTGTTGAGGCGCATGAAGATGTCCGCGCCGCCATAGTTGCGGATATCGCTCGCGCTCCAGAACAGGCGCACGTTGGTTGTCTTGCGGTTCGCGTCCACGATGCGGTCGTAATCGAACAGCAGGCCGGTGACATGCGGGACGTTGCGGTCGCTGACCTGCTCGACCGGGACCGGGATATCCACTTCAGGCGGCCCGTAGACCGCATCGTTGTATTCCACGAACGTCAGCTTGCGGGTTTCGAGACCATTGCCGCTCACGCCGGTCAGCACATAGGGCTTCCGCACCTTGTCGACGCGGCCGTAAACGAAGTTGGCGTAGATCGAGGGTGTCGCAGAGAACGGCGTCGATACGGTGACCGTGGTGGTATTGTCGGCGTTCTGGGCGACGCTCGATACGGCGCGCTCCTCGACCACATCGGTCTGGTAAAGCTCGACTGTGCTGCCGTTGGACAGGCCAGCAGGGGGCGATGCCAGTGTGGCTGTGTGGAAGGACGATCCGCTTTCGAGCTTGACGATCTCCAGGTCCAGGCCGCTGGAGGAGACCAGGCGGTTCGACTTCAGCTGATCGGCCGTAAGAGCCGTGCCGCCAGTGGCGAACAGAACCTTGTTGCCGACGATGGAATTGACAGCGCGCGGCGGAACCCGGCGCAGTGCGGAGAAGTGCACGAGCATCGAATGCGAGCCGCCCGTCATGGTGACAGGCTGATCGAGCTTGATGACGCTGGCAGATGTGGCGGCGGCGATGCGACCGCTATTGGCCCATTCCATCTGGTCATGCTGGATGAGCGCGACCTCGCCCAGTGAGAGGTTAATCGCCTCCATGAACGTGTCGAACTGAACCGTGCGGACAAGCAGGCGGTTCTGATAGATCATGCGCCACAGCTCGGCCTTGGCCTGCGCGACGTTGTCCACGCCGTTGAGGGACACCTGGGTCGCTCGCGGCATCTCGTTGAACGTCACCGCCTTGGGGTCGACATAGCGGATGGTCTTGGCTTTGTTCCGGTCCGTCTTGTCGTAGTAGGTCACCTCGAACTCATTCGAGCGATCCTGCATGGACATGTAGGCGATGCTGAAGGACTTCTCCACCATCGAAGCCTGGGTGAACACGGTGACCGGCTCGCGGGGGCGATCGATGGCAATCGACAGCTTCGTCCCGAACGGAACAGGCGCAGCGCGACCAATCCTGAGAACCTCGCGCAGGGCGTCACCAAGGTTCGTGCTCTCGGCAAAGACGCCGTTGAACTCGACCCCATTGGCTTCGCACCACTGGGCATATTCAACCCATCGCGGCCAGTCGATGCGGGACATGGCGAAGCCAGCGCCTCGCTGCTCGCCGCAGAGGATGTCGAGCGCGATCCATGCGGGGTTAGCGCTCCAGCGCTTGACGGTCGGGTTGCCCTGATCGTCATACTCTTGCAGCACGCACCCCTTCACCTTCGATGTGAGCTGGGGAATGTTGCTCAGCTGCTCATTGAGCTTGATACGAAGCGACAGGTAAGCGGTGCCCCGCATCGCGACGGGGTCAGCTTCAATCTCACCGATGTCGGTCAGAATGACCTCGTCGATCTCATACTGGTTCGTCGACGTGGGCGTGGTTCTGCGAATGCGCAGTTCGTAGATGCCGCGGTCGAGGCGCTGAGACGTGAAGGACCGGCGAATGGCTCTCGTCCTCGCTTCGGTCACCTGGAAGGACTCGGCACCCGAAGACGGGTATACGGCGATGCGCTCGACCGTGGCGCCGTTGACGCCGCGGAACTCAAGCGTGCCGGCCGGCAGGTCCGCGACGATGTTCGACGAGACCTTGGGCGTGATGTTGGTCGGGCCGGAGATCGATCCGTCACCGGAGATGTCGGGCACGAAGCCGTTGCGAGCTTGGTCGGCGAAGACGTCGCCAAGCGCAATCCACCCGCCACCGCTCTCGCGATACTCGATCGCGGGAGTGGCCGATGCTGCGGCGGAAGAGATAGGCTGAGCGCTGGCCTCCACCTCGAAGCGACCAGGCTGAGAATTGATCACTTGGACGATGTCGTTGAAGATGCCGCCGGCGAAGTTGTCCCTTGCGTAGGGAATATCCGCTTCGTTGTTGGGTAGCGGCTGCCAATCGCCCGAGGGTCCGGCAACAGGCTCACCACCAGGCGTCAGCTTGCGATACTGGGTCTCGAAGCGAACGGACTTGTTCCGATACGTCCCCTTCTTCTCCGAGATCGAGACTAGGCCCGCCGGGAACGTGACGTCGAAGCGAACTTGGTCCACCTCACCGGTGGTGATGTGCGTGGTCCAGCCCGTGTCGAGCTTGATACCCTTGTTGGTCTGACGAATGGACGAGCGGAACCACTCGTTGATGCCTTGCTCCAGCGACCCGAGACCAATGCGGTGCTGCACATCGCGGAAGTTCTCGATCGGCTGCTCATTGACCTCGATATCGGAGATGCTGTCGATCAGCCCGTCGTTCACAATCGCGCGGAGATACAGGTATTGGTTGTCGCCGACGTTCTCGGTGTATGTGTCCGCGAAGTTGCCAGCCTGTCGGAACGAACCGTAGACGATGGGGTAGGGGATGCCCTCGGTCGCCGAGTTCTTCGCCCCGTCGATGCCGTAGCTGCGTTCGTCCATGTCCTGGCTCTTCGGCGGCTTGGGCGTCATCAGGAAGGCGTTGATAACGCCGAGACCCAGCGCAATCGCCGCGGCCGCCAGCTGGCCGATACCAGGGATAAAGAACACGCCGATCATCGCGACCTGCATGACGACACGCAGAACGGACTTCAGGCCACCGCCGCCAAGCGGGAGAACGATCAGACCAATGCGGTCGCCCTGGCTGACGGGCACGTTATATGCCTCGTCCAGCTCGACCTCGCTGTCGTTATGGAAGATCATGTATTCGCCGTCGGGAAGATCCCCGAGATAGTCGGACAGGTTTTGCCCCTCGACGAACGGAAGCTCGTGGCGCTCGACCTCTTCCGGCTTGAAGGGGTCGTAGAGCACGCGCACCTCAACGCCTTCGATAGGCGGGGCGAGGGCGGGCATTGCTGCCGCGAGGGCGATCTTCGATGTGTCAGCCATAGTGGTAGCTCGCTAGCGGGTTGAGGAGGCCGTTGGTCAGGCGCTCTGTGGTGACGCCGGTCGACTCCCAGGCGTGAATGAAGCGGTCGTTCTTGAGCATGAAGCCGACGTGGGCTCCGTAGCCGTCCACCCGGAAGGTCAGCAGAGCGCCAGGTGTCCCGATGGGAACGCGGCGCCAGCGGCGACTCTTGTCCGAGATGAGCGCCTCGATCTCCTCAAGAGATCCCGGACAGTCGAAATCAGGAACGGTGTTACCTGCGCGGGCGAACATTTCCTTGGCCAGCCCGTAGCAGTCGTATGCATCCGGTCCGCGAGCCCCGCGAACATAGGGCTTTCCGAGGAGATCGAGATACTCTGGAACGGGGAGGTCAAGCATCCGGCATTATCGCATGTGTGGCGTAACACATGCAAGCTAGATATTCATTCGGACAAGACCTGGCAGGGCGCGGAAGTTGATGGTGTTGCCCTTGGCCGCGCACCCGTTGGGGCCATCCTTGGAATAGTCGCAGACGGTCTCAGAACCGGTGTAGCGACAGCCATAGCCCTTGAAGCGCCATGCACAGCGATCTTGCCACTGGCGGTGCTTGGGAAACTGAATGCCCAGCGGATTCTCGCTGCCCAGCTGGAAGGTCACCACACCGTCCTTAGCCGTCGAGCTGGTGATCTGGAAACGCTCCTGCATTTCAGGCGGCTGATTGAGGCGCGCGGTGTTGACCACGGTCATCTGAACCTCTGACAGAACACCGCCGGCATACGCCTCCATGCGGCTCTGGATGAAGCCGATCTGATCCTGCGCAGCGATGCTCACGTTCGGCGCGGCGTTCTGGCGCTGATCGACGTTCACCTGGAAGTTGCCAGGCTGATAGGTCACGGACCCAAACGTCACCGGCTCGTTGTTGGCGGCAATGTGAAGCGTCTCGGCAATGGTGCGCGTGTTCGGATCGATGACGTAGATGTCGAGCAGGATGACCCACACCACCTCAGAGGTAATGCGG